ATGTCCAAGCCAATCGTCATCGCCCTCGGTGAAATCCTGTGGGATATGCTCCCCACCGGCAAGCGCGCCGGCGGCGCTCCCGTCAACTTCGCCTACCACGCGTCCCAGAACGGCGCGGAAAGCTACGCCATCAGCGCCGTCGGTAACGACGAGCTGGGCGCCGAGCTGCTCAACGATGCGCACAAGGCCGGCATCAACACGCTGGTGCAGACCAACGAATACCCGACCGGCACCGTCGCCGTGGCACTGACCAACGGCATTCCGGAATACACCATCGTGCAGAACGTGGCTTGGGACCACATCGGCTACACCGACGAACTCGCCGAGGCCGTGTCCAAGGCCGACGCCATCTGCTTCGGCACGCTGGGTCTGCGTTCCCAGGAATCGCATGACACCATCATCAAACTGCTCCAGCATGCCAAGGAAGGCGCGCTGAAGTTCTTCGACATCAACCTGCGCGCCAACTTCTACTCCAAGGAGCTGATCGAGGAGCTGCTGGGATACGCCAACATCTTCAAGATCAACGACGACGAGCTCATCATGATGCGTGAGATGTTCTCCATTCCGGAGGGCAACGACGAAGAGGCCTGCAAGTGGTTCATGGATCGCTTCGATCTGGAGTACACCATCCTGACCGGCGGCGCGACCTTCAGCACCATCATCGCCAAGGACGGCGAGACCTCCACTCTGCTGACCCCGCATGTCGAGGTGGCCGACACCGTCGGAGCCGGCGATTCCTTCTCCGGCTCCTTCACCGGCAAGATCCTGTCCGGTGCCTCCCTCAAGGAAGCGCATCGCGCGGCCGTGAACACCGCCGCCTACGTGTGCACCAAGGAAGGCGGCTGGCCGGCCTACCCGACCGAAGGCGTTCCGGATTACCTCGCCGCAGCAGCCAAGTAAGCGTATCTTTTCCTTTCATCATCACCGATTCCGCATGCCGTCAAATAACGGCATGCGGAATTTTTTTTACCGGTTTTGCGAAGTTTCGTCGGTATGATGAATCGCCGATAGCATAATTTGGTTTGTCGGATAAACCGTGGTATCTTGAAATTTCTGGCTATAAAGCCGGAAGGTTTGATAATTCAATATTTGGGGATGATCGGTTTCGACGGTGACCTGTTCGTCGCAGGGAAGCGTGCCGAGAACGTAGGGTCCGCTCGTGGATGCCCCCTACAAAAGAATAAGTGCTAAATCTAACCGCACTGAGTTCGCTCTCGCTGCCTGAGCTTCGCGCCAGGATTAACCAGTGAGCAGCCGCTCCGTTCACTCCCCCTCGTCTTTGGGGGGATGTTGAGCGTCGTTTAGAAGACTTGCCTTACCGGCTGAGCCACAGGGCCGGCAAGGGACTTTTACTGTAGATATGCTCGCCATCAGTTGTCTGCGACATCGATGGGGGCAGAAAAACCGCCGCACGGCCAGCAGACTACGCACGTAGAAGACTGAGGGTTCGGTCATCGGACCGGGGTTCGATTCCCCGCATCTCCACGGATTGAAAGCCGCCAGAAATGGCGGCTTTTCCTTTATTTCCAACGGTTTGTGACTGTTGTCGATGTTTATCGAGATTACGAAAATCACGTCGTTTTCTAAAAAATGTTGCCAAAATGTTGTCACGGAACAAGCCCCCGAACAACAAAAAGCCCCTCCCCCAGCAATGCTGAGAGAGGGGCTACTCGTACTCAATGTACGAGTAGGTCATAGTTTGGTCTTCAACTCGCTGACGCCGATCAGGGCGCCGACGAACACGCCGACGGCGTTGATGGTAGTGACGAGCTCGCCGCAGTGCGGCAACCCCCACTGTGGGCCGACCACGCCGACCAGCCACGCGACGGCCGGCAGGGCGATCAATGCAAGCCACTTGAGTATGTCGTATACCCTGCCCGGCAGCAGGTAATCGGATTTCGGACTATTGGATTCATCCATTTTTCACCTCCTTAAACATTGCGGCAACCGTCTCCACAACGCTTAAAGTCGTGGAAACGGGAGTTTCAGCGCAGGTACTGTCCGGGATAGATAACGTATGGGCTGCGGATGCCATTGCGTGCGGCAGCCGACTGCCAGCCGGATCCGTAGATGCTCCAAAGGCTTTCGCCGGAACGGACCACATGGCCTCCGACCCCGCTCGAAGCGATGGACACGGACGCGCCGCCATAGGTGACGATCTGCCCCGGATAAATCCTGTTGACGTCACCGCTCGGCACACGCCAGGCGGACACCGGCTTCAGGCCGGTGCGTTCGGCTATGGCGCACATGGTGTCGCCGGAACGGACCACGACGCTACGCGAACCCGTGGCGGCCGTTCCGCCGGAACCTCCGCCGAGGCGACTGTTGACGATCTGCATGACCGCCGCGTAATTGCCACCCAACGCCTGCCTGCGGGCCGGATCATTGCCGAAGTCGCCGCGGATGGTGCGCGTGGCCAAAGCGTTCAGGTCGACCGTCGGAGCTGTCGTTGGCTGTGGCGTCGGCTTGACGCTCGGCAGATTCGCCGTGCCCTTGTCGTCGGGGTTCGCGTACTTGCGCCATGCCGCGCGGTCGCCGCGGAACTTGTTCAGGTCGAGGCGTCCTGACCAGCCGTTGAGACTGCCGTTGGACGTGTACTGCCTCATCACCTCGCCGCGCGCTCCGATGTTCCACGGGGCGGTCTGATAGCCGGTGACCATGTTCGTGGCGTACTGTGCGATCCAGATGCCGCAGTTCAGCTCGGTCTCCATGCCGGCGACCTGCCAGTAGCCGGAGTCCATCGTGTAGATGATGGGGTTCACGCCCGTCAGTCGCTTGACCTCGCGCGCCCACCTGCGTGGCCACTGCTTGTCGCCCCAGGCGGCGTTGTCCTGCGCCTCCCAGTCGAGGACCAGGACGCTCTTGTGCACGTATCCGCGCACATTGTCGACGAAGAACCGGGCTTCGGTCTCCGGGTTGCCGCCGCGCACGTAATGGTAGACGCCGGTCTCCTTACCACTGTTGATGGCTCCGGCGAGTTGTCGGTTCGCGTCGGTGTTGACGCCGTTGGACAGGCAACCACCGTACACGCCGCCGGATCCCCATGTGGTGCCGACGATGACGAAATCTGCCGGCACGGTCGCGGTGTCGATGCCGCACTGCCAGTTCGAGATGTCGTACCCGTTCATGTCGGCCATCGCGGCCGGCGCGACCGCCATGGATATGGCGACCGCGAGCGCGGTCAGTAGCTTGCGCCATTGTCGGCGTGGATTCATGCGCTTGTGTTTCGGCTTGCCTTTGTTGAGGATGTTCACGTCCTCTCCTTTCCTTTGTCCGTACCGTCCGCCTTGTACGGACGGTGTGGAAATCTTTTGAATCTTTCAATCTGTGTTCGCGATATGCGCGTCACGTATGTCTTGGATCATCGAGGTTCCGGTTCCATTGCCGCCCAGACCGTGGTAAGCGGCATATATTCGTTCCGCGCTTTGCTTCAACGGAATGCTCGCAACACCACCTGCATCGACCATCTGATGGTGCAGAGCCTCGAGTTTGCAGAACAACAGTTCCCTGACGCCCTCATGCAGTGGATCGTGACGTTGGTCGACCTTGCTCAGAATCCAGGTGACGAACACGCCGCTGCCTCCGCTGCCGATGATGGCGATAACGATTGCGACGATGGTTTCCTGGCTCATTGGGAATCCTTCCGAAAGGAAAATCCCACACGTGGCTACCGTTGGAAGCCGCGATAACCACGTGTGGGATTTTGGAGGTTGAAATGTTGTTGGGAACGTTTGTGGATGAGGTCTGGTGGCCCTCCTGCGGGAAGCTTCGCGAGTGCACGAGGGTGGGCTACGAGTCGGCCTACCGCTGCCACATCCAGCCGAAATGGGCTGGCGTCGACATGGAGTCGATCACCGCGAACGACATCGAGGAGTGGCTCGGCTCGTTCAATCAGGCCGGCGCCGCGCGCAAGGCGTGGGCCGTGCTGCGGGCGATACTCCGACTCGCCTATCGCAAGGGAGTCACCGACAATGACGTGACACGTCGTGAAATCAGACTGCCGCACCTGCGGCGGTATGAGCCGCGCGTGCTCGACGCCAGACAGGTAAGACGGCTGCTCAAAGGCTTCTACGGTCACGCGTTGGAAGCCTGGTTATTGGTCTCCGTCTGCGCGGGACTGCGCCGATGCGAGTCCGTCGGCATTGAATGGGCCGACTTGGATTTACGCCGGGGAACCGTGACCGTCAAAAGGTCAGTGCAATGGGTCGCTGGACATGAAACGGTCACCGACCCGAAGACCGACCAGAGCCGACGGACGGTCGCACTACCACGGTTCGCAGTCAAACGGCTCGCGCAATTGCGCCACGGCAGAACCGGCAGGCTGGTCGGCGATCTGAACGCCAACCAGGTGGCAGCTCATTACACGTCATGGTGCCAACGCATGAAACTCCCCTGCGTGCCGCCAAGAAACCTCAGGCACACCTTCGGCACTCTGGCAATCGCTGCGGGAGCCGATATCTCAGTGGTCGCACGACAACTCGGTCACAGCGACATCAAGACAACCGCCCGCTACTATCTCCGCCCCGATTTGTCCGTGCTGAGAAGTCTGCAGCGGGCATGGGAAAGACTCATCATCGGAGCCGCGTAGCTTTCCGTAACCCTGTACCAGGATTCCAATTGGATCATCATGCGTAACGGCAGGATGATTTTGATCAAGTTCAGTGGGAAAATCGGTTCGGGCAGTTGGGATGCTGTTGAATGTCCGGCAAAGCTCGCGTCCTGGTATCGTCCCATCGTTGACTTGTCGACTGTCTGCCTTGTATCAAATGGGCAAACGTCGCGAAGCCTCACGGCCAGAGCTGATGGAACTATCCGAGTGGCGAACATGGGAAACGTTGGCAGCAATCAGGATTGCGTCGGCACGCTTTGTTTCCCAATCCCATGATTTCTAGCTTTCCGTAACCCAGCCATGGAAACCTCCATACACGAACAGCAGACTCACTCTATGTCGCGTCGGACGCATCGTCACGATCAACGGCAACGTCAAGTTCGACGGCAGTGGACAGCAGAACTACTCGACGGCGAATGAGACCATCCCAGAAGCGTTCCGTCCGCTCGCCGACCAGAGCATCATATCGTTCCCGTCCTGCGGTTTCAGCCTGCTTGTCATGCGTGATGGGAAGGTGCAGATGCTTGGCGACCCGAAATCCGCTTACTCCACGGCGCACGGCTGTTGGATGGCACTGCAATAGCTTTCCGTAGCCCTCACTGCTACCTTTAAGTTTCAGGACACAGGATCGTTTGTTGGCGCCCTATACGGTGGATCCAACACGATTACCGTCAAGGGCAACATGCTGTATGTCGATTTGAGCTCTTTCAAATCAACCGTCGAAATCTCGAACTACCGTGTCTGGTTATATCAGTCAGGGATACGTCCATCGGCCACAATTGGACTGGGATGTGTTGGATCAAGTCTTGCGGATCCGCGCTACAACAAGCAAGCGAATTGGAATCCGGATGGCAGTATTACGTTACTTGGCGGAATTGGCAGGGAGAACATTCTGATGCAGCGTTTTTCCATGCCGATTCCTAGTGGAGTGACGTTCTCCTAGACAAGTGGCACCGTGATACAGCCTTCGACCCATCCCCCGTTTGCGCTTACTGTCATCTTTCCCGAGGAACGCAAGGCGATGGTGTGCTGCGCCACCTGCACTTCGACGCCATGCAATCCGATGCTCGAATTGGATATTGCGGCGCAATGTACCTCGAACGCCGCCTCCAAACCGGCTGGGAGTTTGAGAATCTGTGACACCTCCCACTCTTTCGCCGCGTTCCAATCGGTGTTGAGGCGATTGGCGTGGAATGCGACTAGAAGCATCCTGCCGACCAAGGCGGTGCGGTAATCCACTTTCCAGTTCGTGTTCGGCGCGGAAAGGGTTACGGAAAGCTATTAAAAGTGGATTTCCACGATTCCGCCTGTGACAGCCACCTCGGGACCAACGAGCAGGTTGACGGTCCCGTCCGGCGCGATCGATACTTGGACTGACCGCTGCAGATATGACGGGTGAATGAATGGAATCGCCACTGTCGTCCCAGACGATAGTATGGCTCTGCCATTCAAAGCCTTAATCGCATTCGGATTGGGTATTTTCCCGATTGGATAGATTCCTCCGTTGCCATTGCTTTTCCCAAACGGCAGGGTTACGGAAAGCTATTCAGGCGAGAATGTAGGTCATCGTCCCGGAGAACGTGCCGCTGTTCTGCACCGCGCCACAATTGGCATAACGGAAATTGCCATTCGTTTCCAGAATGAAATCACGCTGGCTGCCACCATCACGCCCCGACCACGTACCATGCGTGACGACCGCAGGCCTCCAACCCTCCGGAATTGTACCGAACTGTCCACTGCCCCACGAGTCAGTGCTCGCGCTTTTCCAGTTGATGCTAATCTGCGCGATCTTGCCAGACTTCACGCCGGTCACGGTGCCATACTGCGATTTAATCAAAGTCTGGGTTACGGAATCCCACAGCTGGCTCATCGGAGGCAACTGCTTGACAAGCATGACAGGAGTTCCAGCGGTGATGCCACTGATCGGGATACGGGCGATCGGAATCCATACGGTGCCGGAATTGTTCAGGATACTACCCGACGGTACCGTGGGGTCAGCCGCCGTGCCACTGGTGGCGGTGCCCTTCAGCACCGCGAGCGCGATCGTTTCGATGTTGTTCGAGTCTCGCGTGTATTTCACGCAGATTAGGTCGTTGCGGTTCCGTCCTGTGACTCCGCTTTCGATGGTGACGGTTTCCGCCGCGGTGACGCGCGCGTACCGTCCTTCGATCACAAGGTTGAGGACCGGGACGAGCGCCTTGTTTGCTGACTGCATGGTCACGGCGGGGAATTTGCCGTCGCTGCCTTGCAGCAGGTAGTTGCCGTTTCCGACCAGTCCGGCCTGCATGGCTCCTTGGTCGCTGGATGTGATGTGCGGAGCGCCGGCCTTGCCGGTGATGAGATTCATGGTCATGGTCATTCCTTCCTATCTGTTGTGTTGTTGAGGTATGCGGCGTAGGCGGCGTCCTGCGTGGCTGCCAGCGCTTTGAACGTCTGCCAGCATGCGGTACAGACGAGCGCGCCCTGTGCGACTCCGTCGACGGTGGTGTGGGTGATGTCGTGCCAGTCGCTGGAGGTGCGTGGGTCACCGTCGGCGAGATATGCGGAGGCGTGGCATCGGTCGCAGGTGTATCTGGTGATGTTCGTGGTTCGTGCCATTGATGTTCCTTTCTCTTTCAGGCTGTGCGCTGGTAGATGTGTCCCGGAAGCGTCGTGCCGCATTCCTTCCAAGTGCCTCCGTAGGTTGTTCCCGGATTGGCCGTGGAAGTGGTCCAGTAAAGGGAGCCCACGGGGTGGGCGGCGATGAATGCCTGGCTCACGCTCATGCCGTTGTCTCCCTTGTCACCCTTCGGCCCTTTGTGCACGACGTAGCTACCGACGCCTTTGACAGTCACATCGCTACCGTTGATGGCGGTGACCTGCCAGAACCCAAGTTCAAGACCATCTGTGCGTTGATATTGGTCAAAAATGGTGTCTCCGACCTGCAGGTTTCCATTTGGCTGAATACCAGATAGGGCAATTTTGCTCACTTCTCCGCCCGCACCCGAACCGTCGATGTCGCCATTGAATTTCCGTAGGCTCAGTCCTCGTGGCCCAGTGGCTCCCGTTGGACCCTTCGCCCCGGTGGCGCCGGTCGCTCCGGTGGCCCCGGTCGGGCCTTGCGGTCCTTGCACTCCCTGCTTGCCTTGCGGTCCGGTGTCGCCCTTGGGGCCTTTGACATTGCCAAGTAGAATCTTCGTCATGCGTGCTCCTTATTTTCCGTCGTTGATCGTGTAGTACAGGTCTCCCGTCGCCGGATCGTAGGAGACGGGAGCTTCTGACGCGGTGGCCGTGTCCGCGTATACGGCGTACAGGTCTCCGTTCGGATCGACCTGGAGCGTGAAGAATCCTGATGCGGGTGCCGTCACGCCGCTGGCGCCCTGCGGGCCGGACGGCCCCTGTGGACCCTGCAGTCCCTGAACGCCCTGCGCTCCTTGCTTGCCTTGCGGGCCGGTGGCCCCGGTAGCTCCAGTAGGACCGGTGGGGCCAATGGGACCGGTAGGACCAGTAGGACCGGTGGGACCTGCTGGCCCGGCCGGCCCGATATCCCCTTTGTCTCCCTTGTCACCCTTCAGACCTTCAGGGCCTTGCGGACCAGTAGGCCCGGCGGCTCCAGTGGCTCCTTTGGGGCCTTGCGCACCGATGATGGATTGACGGGAAATCGTCTTTCCCGTGAATAGGCTGCCGGACTGTGAAACGCACTGCCAGACGATGCTGTATTTTCCACCACCTGACAATGCGGTCGAATATTCGTTGGCGAGTGGTGTTCGGTTCAACCATTCGCTCACGTTCCCCGTGAAAGTGGATCCCACCGGATATTCGCCGACGAGGGATTTCTTCATCACGAGCGCCGGAAGGCCGACGTCGCCTTTAGCTCCCTGAACGCCCTGCGCTCCTTGCTTGCCTTGCGGGCCGGTGGCCCCGGTATCGCCCTTGTCGCCTTTGGGGCCTTTGATGTTGCCGATCAATAGTCGCGCCATGTGTCACCTTTCCGGGATGTCCACGTACAGGTTCCCGCTCTCGGAGTCCCAGACGAACGAGGGTGGGTTCGTGTTGTCCGGATAGTTCACGTACAGGTCGCCGTCGCCTTCCATGCTGAGCGTGAAGAAGCCGTTCGAGGGGGCGGATACGCCGCTGTCGCCCTTGTCACCCTTCTCCCCTTGCGGGCCCTGGATGCCTTGGGAACCTTGGATGCCTTGTCTGCCCTGGGGGCCGGTCGCTCCCTGTGGACCCGTGGGACCCTGCGGACCTGTGGAACCCGTCGGGCCTTGCGGTCCCGCCGCGCCGATCGCGCCGGCATCACCCTTATCGCCTTTCTCGCCGCGTATCCCCTGCAGTCCCTGCGGGCCTTCGGGACCGGCGACGCCTTGCGGCCCTCGCTCCCCGGTCGCTCCTTCCTCTCCCCGAGGACCGGTGGGTCCGGTCGCTCCGGTGGCCCCCTGTGGTCCTGCGTCGCCCTTGTCGCCCTTCTCCCCTTGCGGACCCTGGTCGCCTTTCGGAAGCCCCAAATTCAAGGTTTTGTCGCTGCCGGCGCCCGTGAGCGACGCGCTTGCCTGTGCACCGGGGGCGAGCGTGTCCACCGAACCGATTTTCAGGCCGGTGATGTAGTCGCCTTTCGGCTGTTTACCCGACAATGCGTTGTTGAGCGAGTCGATGTCGTTTCTGGTCACGTCGGCGCTGAACGTCCAGGCGTCGAGTTTGAGGCCGGCTCCAGCGTAGTAGGCGTGGCCACCATCCCCGATGGAGGATTCTCCGCTGTTGCCGCCGGCGCTGGCGCCTCCGGATTCGTAGGTGACGGTGAGCACGCCTCCCGAAACCTTGACGATCTTCTTGGAGATCTCGGCAGTGACGACGAGGCCCGTGTTGTTGTCACGGCCCGTGACCAGGTCGCCGACGTCCGCGTCGATGCCGTCAGGAATGTCCACGTCGATGGTGCTGGTGTTCCGAAGTTCCTGGAATTTCTGCCTGCCCTTGTCCTCGAGCTCGTCGGCTTCGGCGTTGGACAACTCGTATGTGGCGGTGCGTTCGTCAAGGCCTTTGAGGGTCTGCGTGTGGCTGAACGTGCCGTTCGCGTCGGCGTACCAGTGGATGACGGTACGGTCCTTGAGTTCGCCCTTGCCCAGACAGATGAGATGGTTGATCGGGTGCGCCGCCTGTTTGGCGGTGAAGTCGATGAGGTCCGAGTCGATGCTGTCGCCGATCGTGCGGACGGGCATGGCGCTCATGGCCACCTTGTCGCCGTCATTACGCAACCGGAGTTTGAGTCCGCTTGCCCTGAGCATCTTGACCAGACCGCTGTACAGGTCCACGTACCGGTCGAACTGGCAGGTGGTCTTGTGGTCGGCGCTTTCGTCGGTGACGGTGAACAGGCCTTGCAGTCCCGCACGGCTGACGAGCGTGCGCATGATGACGGGAATCGTGCCGGACAGGGTGAGGTAATCGTTGTTCCTGTCCGGTTCGATGATCTTCGAAGCGAGCACTCCATGCCAGTCGCGGCCATGCCATGTGACGGTGGACAGGCCTCCGTCCACGTCGACATCCGTGTCGTCGATGATGCCGCCGTACTCGGTGCCGTCGATCATGATGCGGCTCCCCGCCTTGAGCGCGGCGTCTTCGACCTGCAGGTCGAAGTCGTTCTCCCCGCTGCCGAACGCGAGGTCGAGCGTGTATGAGGCGTGGCTCGCCACGGGTTTGCCTGTGGCGTCGGTGACGATCAGGTCCATGGCGGTTCGCTCCTTTCCTCGCAGACCGTCAAGTCGAATTGGAATCCTCCCGGCCAACTGACCGACTGTGTTCCGGGCGCGAGCGGTTGGAACACGTACCGGCCGGAATCCTTGCCCGACCCTCGCACGGCCTGCGCGAAGCAGTTGGTGGCGAGCCCGGTGCCGCTGACCATGGTGACGGTCCTGACATCGCCGGTGCCGTCGATTTCCAGACGTGAGCCGGATGGTACGGTCACGTCGACCTCGTATCGGTTGGTTCCGATGATGACGTACGGGTTTGTGCACGGTCCGAATATCGTGAGTTTGACCGGCTGCGGGATGGATGTGTCGTTGACGATCTCCGCGCCCAATGCCATGCCGGCGAAATCATGCGGATAATCATGCGGATAGTCCAGGTCGGAGGTTCCGGAATCGTATCGCGGCGTGAAATGCGTCATGGTCGAACGACGCCACACGCCATCGGCCAGTACGATGGTCAACTGCGTCTCGACCATCGTGGGCGTGATGGACTGCGGCTCGCTTTTCGTGATCCACGCTCCGGCTTTCCACTCGCCGTCGGCGATGAGCGTGCCTGGTTCTCCGGAGGCCATGTCGGCGTCCGCGAGGCGGCGCAATAGGTCGATCGTCTCCGGAGAATCGTGGATCTTCACGGGGATGGTCGTCTCACGTGTCTTGCGTGTGATGCCCGTGATGCCGCGCGAGGCGAGGCTGTAATCCCAGATGCGGGCGCGCAGTCCAGTGAGCGTCCCGCCGTAGAGCGGCCCTTCGAAACCGATCGACTCGCCTGTCGCGCCGCTCACGTAGCTCAGGGTTCTCATGCCACGCTCCTTACGAGTCTTGCGAAGTCACGCTGGGTGAACGGCCGGTCGTCGGCCGTCGCCGTTTCGACGGCTTCGATCAGCGTGTCCATCCTGCCGATGACGGTTTCCAAGAGTCTGTCGGAATCCGATAGCGTGGCCGTGGTGACGTTCAATCGTCCGGTCTTCGACCAGTCCGTGCCGTCGAGGCTCATCGAGGAGACGAGCGAGTCCATGGACCGGTCGACCACGGCGGCCGAATCGTCGATGCCCAGGGCCATGCCCCGGCCGATCATCACGCCGACCTCGTCACGCATGAGGCGTGATGGTGAGTGGATGCCGAGTTTGCTTTTGACAGCGGAGATGGCATCGTTGACGCCGGAGAGCAGGCTCGACGCGATGCTGCCGATCTTGCTCTGGATGCCGCTGACGATGCCGTTGACGATATTCGCTCCGATGCTGAGCATGCGGCCCGGCAGTGATGACAGGGTGCTGACGATGTTCTGCACGAACTGGTTGCCGGCCTGCAACGCCTTGGACCCCATCTGGGACGCCCAGCTGGCAACGCTGGAAATAGTCGCGGACAGCCATGAGCCGATTCGTCCCGGCAATTCGGAGAGGAACGTACCCACGCTCGTGAGGAACCGGCTGCCCGCCTGGATGGCCTGCGACGCCATGTTGGAAACCCACGCCGAGGCTGAGGCTACGGCTCCCGCGAGCCAGCTAGCCACATTGCCGGGCAGCTGGGTGAGGAACGTGCCGACGTTCTGCAGGAACTGCGTACCCATCTGTAGAGCTTGCATGGCCGTGGACGACACCCATGCGCCGATGCTCGCGGCTGTCGAGGCGAGCCATGCGGCCACGTTCCCTGGGAGTTGGGCGAGGAACGTGCCGACGTTCTGCACGAATTGCATGCCCATCTGGAGGGCCTGCGCGCCGAACGCGACCGCGTACAGCGCGATTGACGTGACGGTGTAGCCGAGCCAGTAGGCGATCGTCTCTGGCAGGTTCATGATCGCGTTGGCGAGGTTTGTGAGGAACTGTTGTCCGGCCTGCAATGCGGACTGGCCAAGGCTCACGGCCCATGATGCGACGGCTGACGCTGCTCCGGCGAGCCAGCTGGCGATGTTGCCGGGCAGTTGTTGGAACCATTGTCCGACATCTTGGATGGCCGACGGGAGCGTCGAGGTGAAGAACGTGACGATGGTCTGGCCGATAGAGGTGACCTTGCCGACGGTCGCCTGCCACGCGGACGAGAGGAACGACGTGAACGACGCCCACATTTGACGTCCGGTATTGGTCTGGGTGAAGAACCATGCCAATGCGGCCACGACCGCACCGATGGCTACGACGAGCATTCCGATAGGATTCGCGTCCAAAGCAGCGCTGAACGCCAATTGCACGGCAGTAGCGGCCTTGGTCACCGCACTCCACGCCGATTGAGCGGTCTTGACGATGTTGAACGAGCCAGCGAGTTGCTTCAGACCGCCCGCCACACTTCCCGCGTCGGAGATCTTGCCAATCAAATCGAACGCGGCCGTAGCGGTCTTCTCCACACCGGAGGCAGTCGCGGAAATGGCCTTCAGTCCACCGGAAACTGTCTTCAGCCCGGCCGAGACGATATCCCAGCCTTTGACCGCGAGCAATGCAATGGTGATGGCTTTCAACGCGCCGGATACCAGTGCGCCGTTCTGCTGCGCCCATTGTCCGACCGACTGCAGCCAGCCTCCCACCGTCATGAGCACGCCGGTCAAAGTGTTCAACAGTCCGGCGAAGCTCTGCGCCGCGGAACTGGCGGTGCGCGCGCTGTCGTTGAAGCCGAAGGCCTGCGAGACCGCGGCCGCCAATCCGGAAACCAGCGAGCCCAATCCGGAGATGACGCCGGTCAGGCTTTCAAGGAACGGCTGCAACGCGCCCGTCTCGATGAACGTGTTGACGAACGTCTTCGCCCATCCCGCCGCGTTCGACAACGCCTGCGCGACCGAAGCGACCACTCCCGCGAGCGCGCCGGCGGTTGTGGAGAACATTGTGGCGGCTTCGCCGCCATTGTTGAGTCCGCCTATGAGTGATGTGATTGCGTTCCAGAGGCCAGTGAGTTGGCTTTTGAGGCTGGCCGTCGCCGAGGCGAGCATCTGGAAGCCGGGGATGTTGGAGATCGTGTCGCCAAGGTTTTTGAGTTTCGCCTGTGTGGCGGGTATCGCGTTCTCGAGACCTTGTTGGAGTGCCGCTCCGACTTTTTGCAGGGTTGGTGTGACGGCTGCGGTGAATGTGTCGATGAGTGGGATGGCTTGGTTGAACAGGCCGCGTAAGCCGTCGAGGACTGGTGTGGCGGCTGTTTCTCCGAGTCGGCTCAACGCGGCTTTCACGTTGGCCAGGGCGCCGGTGAATGTGGTGCCTGCGGATAGTGCGGCGCCGCCTAGGCCTTCCTGCATGGCGTCGGCGAAGGTTTGGAAGTCGATTTTGCCGTCCGAGACCATGTCGGACACTTCGGCGCTGGTCTTGTTCAGATGCTTGCCGAGCATTTGGAGGACTGGGATGCCGCTCGACATGAGCTGGAGCATGTCGTCGCCCTGGAGTTTGCCTCGGGCGGCGACGGAACCGAAGATCATGCCGATGTCGGTGAGGCTTCTGCCGCTGATCTGCGCGGTGTCGGCCACGGTCTTGAGGACCTTGGTGAGCTGGTCGCCTTCCTTGATGCCGGATGCTGACAGGCTGGCCGCGACGGTCGCGGCGTCACCCAATCCGAACGCGGTGCCTTTGACGGAGGCGAGCGCGTCGTTCATGATTTCGGTGACGCTCGCGCTGTCGTGGCCGAGGCCTTTGAGTTTGGCTTGCGCGTTCTCGATGTTGAGGGCGCGGGTGAAGCCGCCTTTGGCGGCCAATGCGGTGATGCCGCCGGCGAGGGTGGCGATCGCGCCTGTGCCGACCTTGCCGATTTTGCCGAATGCTCCGCCGATCTTCGAGATGAGGGTGCTGGAGCTTTTCTTGGAGGCTTTGTTGACGGCGTCGCCGATGTCGCCTTCGATGCTTTTGCCGAATCCTTTGCCGGATGGTTCGACGTGGACGTATGCGACGCCTATGTCCTGTGCTGCCATCGTGTTTCCTTATTCGTAGGTTGGGATTCCGATGGCGGTCGGAGTCAGAGGTCGTCGTTGATGTGGAAGTAGGCTTTGAGCCGTTCCCTGTCCTCGCGTTGACGGCGGGTGAGGTTGTGCGTCGGGGTTGGCGGGCGGAGCGGGTCGTGCTCGTGGTCGAACCATGGGCGTTTGCGTTGTCCGGACAGCGTCCAGACCGCCTGTTCGGCTCCGTCGGGCGCGTAGACGGCGTTCTGCAACGCCATCCACGAGTGGCTCGTATGGTCTTTGAGGATTTCGCGGGTCAACGCCCAGGCGAGTCCCCAATCGACTCGTGGACGTTGGCCTTCAACCCATTCCCGGAAGCGTACGGGCCTGTAGATCTGCCCGTACGCTCGGATCCAGTCGTAGGCTAGTGCCGCGCGATTGTTGTTCCAGAGGTGGGCGAGGTAAACGCTTTTGGGTCCAGTCCGGATTCCTCGGCCCACGCCTTGATGGTCGCGGTGAGGTAGGCCATCGGACGTTTGGTCTTGCGCAGCACGTTCCAGAAGTTCGGCTGCATCGTCTGGAAGTAGGCGAGGAACGTGCTCACGCAGGCCGTGGTTTCCTCGTCGGACAATGCGGGCTTGCTTTTGACCAGGAGGATGGCCTGGACGAGTTCGATGGGCAGTTCCGCGTTGTTGAGGTTCGGCAGGTCGAGTTTGACGCCGGCGACCTCGAGGTGCACGTCGGGTTTGAGCTCTTCCGCTTCGGTCAGGTCTACGTCCACGACATGGTATTCTTTGTCGCTCATGTTGGCTCCGTTCTAATGGTTGGCGGTTGAATGGGTGTCCCGTGCGGCCGACCGTCATCGGCCGCACGGGAAGAATCAATGGGTCACTTGGCGTCTTCAGTGACGAGGCCCCACGCGTGGAACTGCTCGCCCTTGTCTCCCTTGAGCATCTTGAACGTCATGCTGAAGTTCATGATCTCGCTGGATTTCAGGCTCACGTCGTCGCGGTCGGACACCTTCGAGTTGGTGCCGTACAGGAGGAATGGGCGGTCCTGCTGGTCGAGCGCGACCAGGACGAGGATCCATTCCTTCTTCAGGCCGGCGCCCTTGATGCTGATGCCGCCGTCGGATTCCACATCCACGTCGAAGTAGGCGGACACCACGTCCTTGCGTCCCTCCATCGCGGCGAGCTGGAGCGTCCAGTAGCCCGGATCCGTGTCGGACAGGACGATGTCGCCGTTGTGCGCCTTGTAGTCGGTGCTGTCGCCCGGCTCCGGATGCAGGACGGCGCCGTCCTCGGTGGAATAGCCGATCGGCTTCTTGTTGGACGGCGGCGTCCAGTTCACGCCGTCCGGCGCGACGAACGTGCTGTCGCCCTGGGGGAACAGGAACAGCGCGTAGTTCTTGATCAGGCGCACGTTGCCGGAGTCGTTGCCGCTGGACACGTACCCGTAGTCGGTCGCCCCCTGCGCCACCTGCGCGCTGGTTTCGGATGCCGTCTGTTCGACGGCGGTGGTTTCTTCGTTGTTGTCGGACATTCGTCCATACCTTTCGTTCTTGCCCGTGTGGCGGCACGTCTTGTTGTGTTTCAGTTGACGGAGACCTCGAGCAGGAGCACGCCGTACGCGCTCACCAGTCTCTTGTCCTCGTCGGTCATGCGTACCGGTCCGGATTCCAGTGACGCGCTGATGAGCGGCGCGACGGTTCCGAGCCTGATGATCTCCCTTGCGATGCTGGCCCACAGGCGGGCGGCCTTGTCCCAGTCGCCCGTATGGTCCTCTTTCATGCAGCGCACGCCCAGCCGCAGTCGCACGTATTGGGAGATGGGAGTGCTCATGCCCTGCATGGAGTCGGCCAATGTGGCTTCGGTGAAGGGCGGTTCGAGGTCGTTGCGTTCGATGGTGTCGAACGTCACGTCCGGGAACAGTGTCCTCAGTTTGGGCAGGAGCAGGGGTTCCGTGCGCCGGGGAGTGACCGGGATGCTCATACGCGCATCCTTCCGAGCGTGTCCTCCAACGTGCCGTGCGCCTTCTCCACCGGTGCCGGGCAGATGATCGCCACGCCGCTGCGGTTCTTGCCGTCATGGTCGCGGACCATGCAACGGTCATCCTCTACGGCGGCTTCGGCCGCGTCCCTCATGCGCGAGCGCAATGTCTCGTTTTTGAGGACCTGTTGGCTGAACGCCTTGCGGTTGAATACGAATCTGCATCGTTTGGCCATGCTTATCCTTCCCGTTCGCCCACGGTGATGACGTCGCCGATGTGGCGTCCGTGGAGGTTGTCCCACACCTGCGGCTTGCCCTTGACGGGCAGCAGCCGGCCCCTGACTTTGATCAGGTCGGTGGCCTGGATGCCGGTCGGTTGGTTTCCGCGGATGTGGATCGTGTATTCGGTGGTCTGCGGGCTGGCGTTCTCCTCGGTCTGGTCGGTGGTGGAGGTTGGCGCGACCATCGCCTGGAACGTGCCGACGCGGGCGGGTTTGCCCTGGATGGGGTTGCCGTCCGTGTCGGTGGTGGACTGGCCGCGCCACACTTCGATGGTTTCCACTAGGACGTCTCCCCCGTGGCCATGTCGACGCTGAACGCGCGTTGGGCGTTGATGCCGAGGATGCGTTTCTCGTCGTCGCGCAGCCACAGGTCGCCGGTCGGTGCTCCGAAACTGTACTGTTCGCTGAAGCTGCCGGTGGTCTGGTTCATCTGCGTGACGCCGCCGGGGATGCCGTACGGGTCTGCCTGCATGATCCTGCGGACGATGTCGCAGGTGACCTTCGTCAACAGTCGCGGCCGTTCGTCGAGGAGCCGCTGCCAGTTCGGGGAGCGTTCCTTGATGTAGTCGGTCACGTCCGCGAGATGCGTGTCGGCCTTCTCACGTTCCTCGTCGGTGAGCTTGTGCCACCTCCGTTCGAGATCGACGGAGGTGGCGAACACGTCTGGTTCGTCCGTCATGTCGGACTCCGTCAGGCAGTGAGCAGGACGAAGCGGTTGATGTCGCGGATCCGGAAGCCGACCTCGATTTCGATTCGCACGGCGAACATGTTGTGTTCCCACAGGTTGACCTGCTTGCCGTCGATGGTGATGGACGCCTGGTCGGAGATACTGGTCTGCAGGCCCTCGACGGAGCCCCATGCGGCGGAGGAGAATTCGCCGCACACGCCGAGGATCTCCTTGGCGGCGGTGCCTTCGGTGACCGCGGGGACGTGCACGCCCTTGGAGATCTGCACAGGATTGCCGAGGATGGTGGACACGTCGGACGAGCCGGTGCCGTCGAGGAACAGTGGTCGTCCGTTGTTGTCGGTGGCCTGTCGCAGGAGGCTTCGGCCCTGGGTGGACATTGCCCATCCGTCGAGGGTGCCGTCCGCCGCGGATACGGAGTCGTCGGCCGCGTTCAGGTTCTTCCACACGTCCTGACCGAGGCTAATCTTCTTTGCGGCCTTCAATGTGTCGAAGTCCGAGCCCGGAGCGTCAACCAATCCCATGATGGTCTTGTCGAAGGTGCGCGCGATAGCGCCCGGCCCCTTGGCGACCACTTGGTCGTAGAGGGCGCCGAAGTCGCGCTTGAACTGGTTGGAGAACGGCATGATGACCGCGATGGTGTACGGCAGCATGTCCTTCTTACCAAAGCCGACGCCGCTCTTGGGTTTCTCCGCTCCTTCATCGACCCACGCGGCCTCGGGGTCGCCGGTGATGATCGGCACGCGCGCGCCGTTGCCTGGAAGCTTCATTTCGGGTACGAGCTGCATGAACGCGCTCTGGTATTTCGCGGTCTGCCAGATCTCCGCCTGGGTTTCTGGAGTGAGGTCGAGGCCATTGCTTTTTCGGGTCATTGACGGATCTGCCATGACTCATCCTTTCATTAAGTGGCTGATGGTTGGGTTACAGGAGCGTGTTCTTCATGGCGTTGGCGAAATCCTCGCGGCTGGAATGTTTCGGCTTGGCCTGTCCGGTGTGGGCGCTCTGCTCCGCGACGATTCCGCGGGATCTCATGCCGGCGAACACCTTCATGAGTCTTTCGGCGTAGTCGCCGATCTGCTTCTCATCGTCGCCGACGAGGACGCTTGGATCGTTGATGCCGTGTTTGGCCGCGACCTCGACACGGATTGCGGAGAGCTCTTTCTCATGTTCGGCCTGTTTGGCTTCGTTTTTAAGCTTCTCGTTCTCTTCGAGCGCTTTGGAGAGCTTCGATTCGAGGTCGGCGGTGTGGCCGGCCTTCTCCTTGAGTTCCTCATAGTCGCTTTTCCTGCCGCGTTCCCTGCCGAGGCGTTCGCTGATGATGCGGTCGACTTCCTCCTGCGTGAAGGTCTTCGGCTTCGCGTCGTTCACGTCCTTCGTGGTCGGAGCGTGCTGTCCCGGCTCCTGCTGGCCGTCAGCGTCGGTCTGATTGTCTTCTGCCATGATTGGTAGCTCCTTTTGTTTGGTTTTCCACGCCTGACGCCGGCGAGTGGGCGGCCATTCTTGTTGGTTTCGCGCATGGCTGCGCCCCGCCCCATCGCTGGGGTGTGAAAGGTAAAAGAAAAGCCACCACGTTTTCGACGTGATGGCTTTCTGGGATTCAGAGATTTCCCAGCGCTTTTCTTCGCGCGTATTCGGACCGCAGCTCGTCGGTCGACACATAGTCGCCGACGGACCAGCGCTTCTTTCCTTCGTTCCTGACCCATTCATATTCGTCCTGCGGCATGGAGATGTCGCCATACTTGCGTTTGATTTCCGCAAGATGGCGCTCATCGGTGACTTCCTTCAAATCACCGGGCATAAACGTGAAGCGGTCGGAACGATCCATAGGCTCAATCATAGCAGTCTCAGATAAACGATCGGCCTGCCGTCGGATGCTCCAAGCCCTTCGAAACGAAGAGTCCTTCCTCTCGGCAGGAGAATTTCGTATTCTCCCGGATGCTGAGTGATCGGCTCCACATACACGCCGGCGCTTCCCGGCGGTACCAGGATTCTTGTGGCGATGCGGTCTTCCCCATCAACGTCAATGCCTCCCTCCTTGATGCTGGTGGCCATGTAGCCGATGTGTTCGAAGGTGCGACCGGTATTCAAATCGAAAAGCGACTCCATGTCGTTGACGTGGAACGTCGACAACCGCATCTGCCTGTCGACCGTGAAACGTTCTCGGGTGATATGGTCGGATATCGCTTCGTCGATGCATTCGACCTGATGGATGACGTCTTTCGACGGGTTTCGTCCGCCGAACAGGTAGCCGTTGATACTTTTATAGCTGTCTCCGGTCCAATCCATCAAAGCCGCGATCTTCTCGTCGTTGGAGAATCTATCTCCAGGCATCCTGACGCTGTAATCCGACAATCTCGATAGTTCGGAAGCACTGATCGGAATCGATTTGCCGCTCCATCGAATCGTCGGTTGGGCAGTCACGCCATCATTGACCTCATCGTGATAGATGCGTCTCAATTGGGCTAGCGTGTCACGCCAGTCGCCGTCATCGCCGGCCGCGGCCTTGGCTGCCTGGTACATTTCACGATACTTGTCCGGATCGTATCCTTTGAGTTTGCTGCTGCCCCAGCTTGGCACGATGTCGCAATCGCAGTCCGCATGGTATTGCATCTGCCGTCCGGCGGTGTCCCCGCTCAGGTAGGAGAATCCACGCGAGGCGAGCATAAGGCAGAACGCGCATGTCTTAGCCCCTCGTGGGACGCGAGCCCAGCGAGGCTTGGTGGGATCGTTGGCCACGGCCCTCTGCATGGTCAGCCGTCCGACCGTCTGAACCAGATTCTGCACGTATTCCAGCGCCTGCTCCTCGTCGGCGAACGTTGGCCACAGGTCGTCGATGGTTCTTCCGGCGTTGTTGTGCACGACGCCGTTCTCATCTGGAATGACGTCCTTGTAATGCAATCCCATGAAGTCGGTGTTGTTGAAACCGCCTTCCATCTGCCAGACCGCACGGTCGGCGGTGATGGTCGGCGGATCGTATTCCGGCATGTCGATTCCGCAGTATTGCGCCCATAGGTCGCGCACATGGCTGTAGTAGTCGGATGCGAGTTTGTTGGCCGCGTCGGCGTACCGGTTGATCTCCGCTTTGATGAGTTCCTGGCTTTCACCGTCCCAGACAAGTCCTGAAACGCTGTTGCCTGCCTCCTTCTGCAAGCGGCTCATGGTGTCCGTGTAATCCTCGTACAGGTCGTTGAGGTCGAGTTCAAGCCTTCTGTGTTGTTCCGGAGGCAGGTTCAGACTGTTCAGGCTCATTTCCGCCGCCTTCCGGTAGTTTGAGGCTGACCGGCGTCATGCCGGTGAATTCAATGCCTTTCAGTCCAAGCATCGATGCCGCGGATTCCGGTGTCACCCCGGCTCTGATCGCTACTCCCAGTGCGTCGAAGCTGTCCTTCAGCCCCCCCGCAACAGTTGATTGCGTGGAAGCGTCGGTCTGGCGTTCCCCGTCGTCCTGCGTCTGCTCAGTCTGTTGGCGCATGCCGCGAATCTGGTCGAGGACCTGTCCGGCTTGAGCCTTGCGCTGGTCGGCCTTCAAGCGGACGATCTCGCTTCTGCTCAATCCGGCGCGGGTCATGCCGACCTCGCTGTTGGCGAACGAGTCGATGCTGCCGGCGAGTTTGCTGAACGCGTCGGCGCTCATGGAGCTTGACGGAGTGTTGGGGTTCTTCCAGTCGACCTGCAGTTTCATCAGATCATCGTCTGACACCGATGGATCCTGTATGCGCGCCACGAGGCGTGCCGCCTGCAGGATCGATTCGCCGAAATCACGGTCGCAGTGGCGAGCCTCGATAATCAGGTCCTCGCGTTGCGCCTCGGTCGCGTCCGCTGACGTCGGATTCGCGTCCGATACGATGCCGAGCGAACTGGCGGGAATGTTCATCGCGCTGGCGAACATGGCGGCCCAGCTTTTCAGCATCGTCAGGTGCGGATCCATGCTGGATGCGGCCAGTTGGGTCACTGTCGGCGAATCACCGTCCGCGTCCTTGCTGATCATGTTGTAGCGACCCATGTAGAGTTTGAGCGCGGCGTCCGCGCTCAAGGACGCGAGCTCGTCGCTGGTGCCCATGAGCAGGATTTTCGGGAATGCGTAGAATTCGGCGTTCGCCTCGGCGCGCACAATGGTGCGGTTCGCGCCGTCGATGATGTTCATCGCGTCATGGCTGATGCGGGAGCGTCCGAATGGTTTGACTTCGGTGGCTTTGTAGGCGAGACGGAACACGCTGCATTCGCCGTTCACGGTGGGTTGCGATCCTTGCACGTACCATGTGCCGAGACTGCGGGACACGCTGATGTTGCGCGTCGGCATGTAGAGCACGAGTCCGATGGCCTCGTTGTCGTTGTTCACGTCGGTTATGGCCATGCATGCCTTGACGCGTCGGTTCGGGTAGTCCCAGATCGCTGCCGAGCTTTCCGCGGTGTGGGTGCGGATGAGAGGCCTGTTCTCCGCGTCTTGGATGACGCTGAGGAACGAGCAGCCGTGAATGAGTGCCGTCTGTATGGCCTGCTGAAGGACGCTGGTGAAGCCGATTCTGCTCATGAAGTCCTGTAGTTGGAACGGATCATCGACACCAGGCGAGACGAATCCCTCGAATACGCAAAGCTCGGCGAGCATGTCCACCGCCTTGCGTGCCCATCCCAATGGCGTGTAGTGGTCCTTGATGGACTGTGGAACCGTGAGACCGAAGTCGACCAGCGGCTCTTTCGATTCGTAGTATGCGGTGAGTTTCCGATTGCGGCTCGCATGACGTGTCCACACTTCGGCGAGCTCTGCGAGCAGTTCGTTCTCTTGGTTTGTAAGCCCGTCGATGCTGGTGGGCACAACCAGTTTCGTCAGCGCCACCGATCCTCCGGACGGCCGCCAGCTATCCGGAACGTTTGTCATCTGGATGTCGCCCATTTAGATTCCTCCGATGGTCTGTCGTCTTCCGGGATGTCGTTTTGTCGTGCACGCCCCGTACAGGGCGATCGTGGTTGATACGAGCGGCGTTATGTCGATATCCGAGCCGAGCTTGTTCCATGCGATCGCGCCGGACTGTCCCAATGGACGCGTGGTCGCGCCCTTGACGGCTGCGGCCAGCTGCGGCTGGTATTCGTCCGGCGGGTGCTTGAGCGTTCCGGCTTTGAGCATGTCGAGGAATCGGCCGCATGCGCGGCCCATCTCCTGCATGTTCGTCACGGTGACCTTCACGTGCGCGGCCTTCAGTTCGGGCAGCAGGCTCATTGCCGGGGACTGCGCGTCGATGACCACGCTGGCGGTCTTCGGCCAACGTTCGGCGAGCCAGTCCACGGCCCACATGGTTCCCGCCTGCCGCGCGTCCTTGATGTTCGCCATCTGGACGATGGCCGAACCGTCCGCGTATCGTAGCGCCGCTCCGATGGTCAGCACGCTCCTGTCCGGAGGCATGTCGATGCCGAAGCTCACCGTGCCGCCCTCGGGCACGTCGTCGACGGCCGCGGCCTGCCACAGGTCGGGACTGATGGCGTACGCGGTGGCGGTCTCGTCCCATATGCCAAGCGCCTCACGACGGAATGAATCGTCCGACAGGTTGTTGCGCATGCGCATGATTGCCTGTTCGCTTGTACGTTTCGGATAGCTGGGATTCGCTTTAGCCCACTGTTCGCGGTCGTCCGAATCCGCGTCCTTGTCGGCGGCAAGCTCCACGTAGAGGAGGTTCCCGTCATGGTTCAGCGCATGCATGCGTTTCTCCGTGAACGCCTCGCACTGGTCTCCCGGCTTGGGTGGATTGCCCATATACACGACCAGGGGGTTAGGACTCGTGTTCAAAACCGGAATCATATTGTCCATCGCGCGCACTGTGAGGATCTGCGCTTCATCGAACACGGCCACGTCCACGCTGTGCAATCCTCGGCCGAAGCCGTTTTCGCGGGCGCCGAACATGATGCGGCTGCCGGACGTGAACGTGATCTCCTGTTGGCCGTTTGCTCTGCGGATGCGTTCCACGTACCGGCCGAGCACTGGATTATGCTCCATCTCGCACATGTCCGCGAATGTCTCGTCGCTGGTGCGCGTATGGTGGGCGGTCCAGATGGCTTTCAGGTTCGGTGTGAGTATCGCCTTGAGGAACAACGCGGTGCCGACGGTGAAGGTTTTGCCGATCTGCCTGCAGCTGGACAGCACGGCGCCGTCCGCGCCACACGCATACTTGCCTTCCGCGTTCTTGGCGAACAGAAGCCACAAGAAGCCCTGCTGCCACAAGTCGAAACGGATGCCGGCCTTGCGCGCGGCTTTGTTGATTCGCGTGAACTCGCTGCCAACGATGCCTTCCGGCTGGCGGAGGACCTTGGCGATTTCAGACAATCGACGCTCCGACATCGTCCGTCACCTCGTCTTCCTCATCGTCCAACAGGTCGGTCAGACCTCCGCCCTGGAGTGATTCGATGCGTTCGCATACGTCGATGAGCTGGCGGCTGATCGCAGGCAGTGCGTTTGCCGGTGTGGACGTGTCATCCATGGCCTTCTGCAGTCGGTCACGGTTGGCGCGCAGCATGTCCAGCATGCTGCCGTCCATCATCCGTTCGAAGCTCCGCTGGTCGAGATCCCTTTCCGGCTTCTGTTTCGTTTCCACGGCTTTGACGGGCGGCTTACTGTTCCGGTCCTGTGCGGGCCGGTTCTTTTTCCGACGCCGATAGTCTTTCTGCCTGCATTTCGCGGAGCAATATTTCTGTTGGCTGCCCTTGCCACTTGGCCTAAATTGCTTACCGCATACTTCGCAAATCATTGCGTTTCCTTCATTCCAAAACCAGTGAGGAACCCGAGTTCTTCGCGCAATCTTGTTGCAGCAGCTTCCGCCCGTGCAAGCGTCTTGAATGGACCTCTCTTGTATGCCTTCCTATTCTTGATAACCTCAACTTGCCATGCTTTTCGATCGTTACGCCAGTAGACACCACGGATTCCGGATTTGCTGTTCTTATTACAGGAAACACGATATTCGGAATTCTCCTGAACCGTTACTGCTCTCAAATGGTCTGGATTAACGCATGAACGGTTGTGACAGATATGATCAATCACCATCCCATCTGGGATAAACATGTTATGAGTCAATGCATATGCGAAGCGATGTGCCGGAACGGACGTCTTTGCCAGACGGAATGTGCCATATCCCTTTGGGTGATGAGCACCGTTCCATTCCCAACATTTACTAGGGTCAGTGCTTCTGAAGTATTTATTAAATCGTTCTATGTCAGATGCTGACGCTTTGAAAAAGGCCATATTCCGCCTTTCATTCAACGTATGCGTAACACAATTCGTTACGCTTAAATTTCAAGAGAAATATCGGCACTGCACCCGAGGCGACCGGGAGGTGGTGTACCCGGGGTCCCCGCCCTGGTATCGGAGTCAGATGCCGAACGTTTTGAACGGCATCGAGCTTGCTTTCACTTCCTGTCTGCCAGCCAGCAGCGCTCGTGCGTGTTCGTCTGTCTTGTCGCTCTTCATCCTGTTGCATCTGCGGTGCGTGAGCCTGCAGTTCGTGAAGCTGTATGGATCACCGCCACGTGAGACTGGTATGAGCTCGTCGACTTCGGCGCTCATCGGATGTGGTGTCTTCAATGTCTTGTCGACCGGCTTGCCGCAGATGGCGCACACGTCGTATGCGGCAAGCACTCTTGCCCTGAGCTGTCTGCGCCGCCAGCCGTTGCTGACGCGCTCGTTGCGCCGCTTGCTCATGTGGCCTCCCACGTGTATGGGACCCGGGGTGCCGTGGATTTGCCGACGATTATCTCCGCTGTTGGCCTGCTGGAATGCCGGTATAGGGGCTCCCGTATATGGACACTCCCGTGTCTTGTAGGGGCTCCCCATCATCTGCGAATGCCCCTCCCGGATTGTCAATACCCCTACCCCGGGTTTGTTTCATGGGTGCCTTCGGCGGGATTCGAACCCGCGTCCACACGCGGCCACAAGGAAGAGAATCCAATAAAGACTCGCGGCCGGTACGATCTACCACTGATTCCTACGAAGGCATGGACAGGCGGATTTGAGCATCACCGCATCACGGAAGCACGGGATTGGCTTGCCTGCCACATTGGGGTATGTCCACTCTGACGGGAGTGGGCGGAGCGTGTCCGATATGCCGTTCGGACAGGACGGGCAACAAACCAGGGAGTTAGGAGAATCCATGGCGGATATGAGTGAGGGTTCAAACCAAGTCACCTCGGTTTGAACCCTCTAATCCACTGACAATTCTGCGTTGCACTTTCGATTTTGTCAAATCGAATCGCGGCGCAGCACCTGCCGATGCACGTCCGAAAGCCTGTACAATGGCCGTCCCTTCTCGTTCTCGCCGGCCGGCTGAAGCCTGCCACGCTTACGCCACGAGCGAATCGTGTTCGCATTGCACTGGAACCCGCATTCGCGCAGCAGCTCAGCACACTCCCCCGCCGTGAACGCCCTGCCCGATTCGATGCACTCCCGCAGGAAACCCAATCGCACATCGACCACGCGATAAGTGTTGCCGCACACCGGACAGTCAACACTTACCGCGCCGACCTCCGCACTCAGCTCCACGCCGCACAGAGGATTCAGGCACCTGCCGATGCCGTGCCTGGATGGTGGCACGTCGATGATGGCCAGCGTCTTGCGCGCCAACCGCTGCCAGTCATGCCAGATCAAACCGATGTCCGGCAGTCGGTTCAACCGCTGGCATGACCAGCATGCCTTGAGCATGTCAACGATGGGCGGGACGGCGATGCTTGTGGCCCATGGCATGGCCGGCGGCGCATACAATCGACACCACAACGCCGTCACCGCATCCTCGATCTCCTGCAGATGGTCAACGACCGAGAGTCTGATCGGCGTGGGCGCGGACGGCAGGTTGACACGTCCAGGCTGGTGGCCTCCGTAATGCGCCGTCGAATCCAGGAACTCGCGCAAGGCATGGATCCAGATGGGATAGTCGTGGATCCATCCCCTCAAAGTGTTCTCGCACTTGTCGCACATCGTGGCTTGAATACGGCACTCCCCGCCGCACACTTGGCACATGCCGGCGAGCGCTGGATTGTTTTGGTTGGTTTGTGTTGGTTGGGATTCGTTGGCTGGTTCGTTCATTTGTTCGATTCCCTCCGGCGGTGTAGTCTGGTTTGTGGTGATGCCAGGAGCCCGGCCGGAAGGTCGGGTTTCTTGTTACTCGTGGTGTTGTTGGATGATCGCTTTGATTTCCTCTTTGGAGACTTGCGGCACCAGTGGTGCGATTTCGTCGAGGCTGTATCCGGCCTGATGCCATTTGATGATCATGTCTATGAGGGTTTTCTTGACTTTCATTTCGTTTCCTTCTTGTTTTTTACGCATTCCGGGCAGAGGCTCTTCTTGAAATCGTCTGCATTTACCTGCCATCCCTCGTATTCGAGCCGGTGCAGCGGTCCGACATCCCACTTGCGGCATTCGCGGCATGCGAGATGGCGGTGGTTCGGACAGAGGCTGTCGCATGGATAATCTCGGTCGATGTGCCACCCATCGGCTTCCAGTTCGTCCGGCGCTCCACTGTCGGTGATGTCGCAGTCATGGCATTCGACGTGCCAGTGGAGCGGGCAGTAGCGCCTGCCTTGGAGCTCGTCGCATTGCCAGCCGTGGTCGGCGGCCTCGTTGTCGGCGGCCTCGTAGGTCGCGTCATAGACGGAAAGGCTTGTGTGGCACTCGTCGCAGACGACGAACAGCTCATGGATTTCCCGGTAGCTCATCTTGCCGGCTCCTTGTCCACGCCGCTCACATGGTCCCAGTCGCAGGACAGGCCGCCTTGCTTTTCCCATGCGTAGACGACGCAGTCCACCTTTCGTGTATCGGACAACGTGATGGCGCACTCGTAGAAACCATGGGCGGTGCCTCCATCGGTGCATTGCGAGTCGATGGGTTTGGCCGCATGCGCCTGCGTGGATGCTTTGGCCGAGCTGCCGCATCCGGCGAGCGCCATGCATATGACGGTGATGGCGAGTGTGATGCGTGTTGTTTTTCTCATTTTGTTTCCTCCTAGTGTTTGCGCCATCCGCCGTTGGCGTATCGGTTCCATCCGCGGATCGCGGTTTTGATGCTGTCGTCCTGGGTGGTGATCAAGACGGCGTTCGGACATCCACGGCATTTGGCGATCCAGATGCAGTGCATCGTGGCTCCGATGATCCAGGCGTATGGTTCGATGCTTGGTTTCCTCGTGCCGCAGTATGGGCATGGGCTGGTCCTGTGCCATTTCCTGACATGCGGCCGGATGATGTTTCTTGTGTGTTTCATGGCGGACACGGTCATCACCATGCTCCCTTCAGGAGCTTGCGGTACCACTTGTAGTCGTTGATGTCGCGTCGGATGCAGTCGCGTACCCTGTGCGAACCGGCATGCCCCTTGTACGGATCCTCGGGGCAATCCAGGAACCTGATGTAGCGTCTCAACGTGGTCAGGTCGAACTTCCTGTAGCTCAGCCAAGCGTCCGGGTTGAGGTTCAGGCGTTTCAGGAAGTCGATGTCGAAATCCACGTTCGTGCCCGCCGGAACCAGGGCGAACCGTTGCGAGAGCGAGTCGAGATACTCCTCCACTGCGTTCGCCACAGCACCCACGCAGTCGTCGTGCGCGGAGCCGTTCAACAGTTCGAACAGCAATCCATTGTCCGTGTGCATCGAGAACGCGACCGGGCTCATGCCCAACAGGTTGAGATAGTCCGGTCTGATGATGCGATGCAGGGATCCATACGAATGTTCGCCCAGCACGTCGGTGCATTCCATGCCGACCTCCAACGGCAGACTGTTATCCCTGTCCGTGCCGGTCGTTTCGAAATCAAGCCAGAGCAGCGCCTCCGGCTTCACGTTCAGGTCTTCGTCCTGTTTCCTCATGATTCTTCCTTCCAATTGCTTTGCCATTCGATGATCTCGATTTGAGTAAGCCGTTGCGCCGTGCCGTCATCCAACAGCCACCACCAGTCGCCGTTCCAGTCGCGTATCGGCGCGTTGAGCGGATCGCGCCAGCTCGGGATGATGTAGCCGAACCGTTCCGCCTCAGCCGGATGCGCGTGCACCCAACCATGACAGCCGGTCGTGCCCGACCCGCACAGTTCAACGATGTTGCTCGGCAGATCGCGCATGGCCGGGTTGGCCCGACGGCGCAACTGCCTGTGGTGGCCGCTCCTGCCCGGCCAGACGCTCGGGTCGTGCAGGTTGCGTCCGCAACGCATGCAATGCCAGCCCTGACGTGCGAGCGCGACGCGTTTCGATTCCTGGAATTGCCGGTCGCTCATCGTCGCTCCCTTCCGATTTGTTCGAGCAGGTTGATGCAGGTCGAGCAGTCGCGTTTGATATCGCGGACGAGGTCAAGGTCCATATCGGCGAGCGCCGGGCCTTTGAGCGCGTCGAGTTCCAATCGGTCCGCGGCCTGGATGGCCGAGGTGAGGATGCCGGCCATGTGTGCGATGGTCATGGCGTTCATGCCGCCGCCTCCTGTTCGAACAATTGTTCGGCCAATACGTCGCCGGGCACGTTCGCGAGCTGACGGCGCAGCATGTCCGGATCCACGCCTTGGTTGAGCAGGTCGGCGACCTTGCATGCGAGCTCCATGTACGTGTCCGTGCCCTCGCAGGCTATCGGGCCGAGAACGCGTTTCACCTCTTCGCTGCCCCACGTATACCGGCGAGTGCCGGTTTTGGGTGTGGCGAATCCGCGTTCCTTGCCTTTGACGAGCCAGTTGCGGAATTTCGCGTTCCAGTCGGCCGAGCATGTTCCCGAGTCGAGGGCACGGTCGCGGAATTTGTCGGCTTCGATGTCGCAGTCGATGCCGAGCCTGTCGGCGAGCGCCTGGTGTTCCTCAGAGGGTTTCCAGTCGGCTGGTATTGGGATTGGTTTTCTCGCGCGCGCGTTACTCTCTCTAGGTTCTATATAACTTTCTTCCTTATATAGGTTTGGGCGTAGTGATGCTGCGCCCCTAATTGCGCCTCTAACGGCTGTTTTTTGCGCCCCTAATTGCGCCTCTTGGCTGTTTTGGGGCGTAGTATGCTGCGCCTCGGATTCGTTCTTTTTCAGGGGCGCAGTTTTTGCGCCCCTGAAATCCTCCATGGTGAGGTTCCATACGATCGGGCGGTGGCGTCCGTAGTGTTCGGTGAGTCTCTGGTCGCCTTTGACGATCAGTCCGGATGCCTCCAGGTCGTGGAGTCCGTGCTGGATGGTGCGGCGACTGTATCCGGTGAGTGCGCATAGGCGTTTCTGGGAGGGGAACGCGCCGTTTCCTTCGGTGTCGGCATGGTCGGCGAGCGCGAGGAGGATGCGGAGAAGCGATCCTTTGGTCATTTCGGCGGGCACGTCGTACATGGCCCATTCCAATGCCTTCATACTCATGATTTCTCCTTAGAATTCCGGTTCGGATTCCGGCTTGCCGAAATCACCGAACGATGCCGATTTGTCCTGTGGCTGACCCCACGGGTCGGACGGCGGAAGCGAGGTGCCGGCAGCGGTGGCACCGCCCGTATAGCCTGCCGGGGCGGAGGACGGATTGCCATACGCTCCAGCCGTGCCACGCTGCGCCTTGGCTACCTGCGCGGTCGCATAGCGCAAGCTCGGCCCGATCTCGTCCACCTGCAATTCCATGGAAGTTCGGCGCTGATGCTGCTCGTCCTCCCATGAATGCTGCGTCAGCCTGCCCTGGGCGATCACACGCATGCCCTTTGCCAGGCTTTGCGCGCAATGTTCGGCCATGTCGCGCCACGCGGAGCAGCGCATGAACAAAGCCTGACCGTCTTCGAACTGGTTCGTGTTACGGTTCCAGGTGCGCGGGGTTGAGGCAATCGTGAAGCTGGCAACGGCTGCGCCGCTACCAGTGGTACGAATCTCCGGATCCGCGGTCAGATTGCCCACCACCGCGATAATCGTCTCACCAGCCATTAGAACCTACCTTTCACGGCGAGAGTCTTGATGATGCGGATGGTCTCGCCACCATCCCTGGTCTTCACCATGTGCGACAACTGAGCCTTCGCGCCCTGATGGAAACTGTCACCAGGCATCACCTCCAACACCGGAGACGCCACCTCGGACACGAACCGGCCCACCAGTCCGGTGAACCGCACGCCCAACGATTCGAGGATCTCCAGCTCCTTCCACGCCTCGGTCTCCATCGCCCGACGGCACGCCTCCGCCACCGCCCTGTCGCCACGCGTCATCCCCTTCGTGTCGACGTCCTTGACCGGAGCGTTCGGACTGAAATGCCAATGCGGCAGAATCTCCTTCATCGGTTCCTCCCTTGACCTTGATTGATATGAGATTGATTGATATGAGCCGGACCGCTGGGCGCCATGACAGCAAATAATCGCGCCCATCGTTCCCACACCCCCAAGAAAGCTGAACGAAGCGGGGATGCGGGCGGCGTTGACGGTCCGGCCAAGCGCCGGCGGCGGGATTCGAACCCACGGCGGACGGTGTGACGGCGGAAGACGTGAGAGTGAATGCGTGAGAGATGAAGGGACCCACGCCTCCGCCATCCGTCCGCGTCCTTGTACGCCGGCGAATACGGTCAGACGTCGCCATCCACGTCATCGCGTGGAGCGAACCTGACCGTCAGCCACAGGGCCGTGGCCAGATACACGCCCTCCACCACAAGCGCGCCCGTCAGGCCGCCGCCATGCCAGGTGAGCATGAGCGTCACGCTCACGACCAGGCCGACCACGGCCAGCGCGAACTTCAAACGCCTGAGCGTGTAGTTCGGCCTCCCCTTTTCAAACCTTTCCTCGATGCGATAATCGTTGTCCGTCATCTTGCGCCTCCGATCTTTTGAATGAATGTCCTTGCCTGGTCTTTTCCGATGCTCGCCAGCTCGTGGCTTCCGTCGACGTCGAGTTCCATGAGGCTGGCGCCCTTGCCCGTGACGCGAATCGCGTAGCCGGTCAAGCCGAACATGATCACCGTGTCCTTCGGCGGCGCGGGTGGCGTCAGCAGCGTTTCCTCGTCGATTCTCCTGAGTGCCATCACAGCTCCTTGTTAATCGTGTCGATGATGAGATCCACGATCCCGGTGACGTCAAGGTCGACGTAGCCGACGATGTGGCCGAGCTGCCTCATGGCCTCCGCATCCCCGTTGAATTGGTGGACGATTTCACCCTGGGTTTCGAATTCGTCGAACACCGCCTGCACACAAGCCTTGCGAATGCCGTTCATGCGACGCTCCTTGTGCAATTCGTCTCACCTTCCTCAAGCCATTCGGCCACGGCCGACTGCGGGTAAAGGATCATCCGCCCGTGCTTCACGAACCGAGGACCCTGTCCACGGAAACGCAACTGGGCCAGATACCCCTGCCGCGTCCGGATCTCCTCCGGCGTCTCGGCCCCGAAAAGCCTCGCCACCTGCGTGGTGGTCATCATCTGCTGCAAGACCATCACGCGCCTCCTTTGCGTGTGTGATGCCGGGCGGCGTTAGGAGAACCGCCCGGCCCCCTCCTAAAATCGGTGTCATCCCGCATTTCCGACGTGCGGGCCGAACAGTTAGGAGAAGAATCATGCTCACACAGCGACAGGCACTCGAAGAGGCGAGAGGAAACATCGCCTGCGGAACCAGCATCGCCGCGCGAATCAAGGAGACCTCGCAGAATCCCGAGATTCGGGAACTCGCGAAGGCTGTCTATTTCATCGGATTCGGCAGCCAGCAGATCGTCAACGCCTTCACCGACTCCGGCAGGATAAAGGATCTCTAGAAGGAAACGGCAGACGGCTTCCATCTGTCCAAGCACGGCGGCGGCAGCGGCGGCCTCCCTCAACTGCTCGAGGCCTCTGCCGCCGATCGACGACATGGCGAAGGTCGAATCAATGAGGTCGACGCTTGTCTTCGGCTGCGTCGCGGTGATGAGACGGTTCCTCAAATCATCGAACGCGGAGAGCATTGCCCTTTGCATGTTCTTGTCCATCACGCACCCGCTTCCAACGTCGGCTGGGTACGACCCCAGTACCGGTCGATGAAATAGCGCTGCCCCTTGCCCGTGACCTTCGGGGTGCGGCTGACCGTGGTGTGTCCATCCGCATGGGTGACGGTGGTCTCCTTGATGCGGAACAGGCCGAGGTCCATCGCACGCTGTGTCGGCACGTTGCGGTTCGAACCGGACTTGCCGAGATACCCGTCGGCCTGCAGGAGACGGAACAGCCGGTTCTGGCCGATGTCCATCCCGTTCTGCCGGAGCATCTTCGCCAGCTCGCCGACCAGGCACGTGCCATCGGACGCGGCGACCGCGTCGGCGAAACGGGCTTTCGGCTCCAATACCTTGATTTGCGCATCCTTGGCTTGGAGCTGCTGGTTCTTGCGCTCGATGGTCTTCTGCGCGACGAGCACGGCCCTGGCCATGATGTCCTCATCCGAATCCGGCTCGGACGTCGGGATGTAGCCGCCGGTCCTGCGGATCTGGGGCAGCACCTCATGCGTCACCCAACGTTGGAACTCCTTCGCCTCCGGCTTCCGCGAACGCATGACCAATTTGTACAGGCCCGGCTCACTGATGATGAGGGGGACGCGACCGCCGTTGGAGCCAACCTGCCAATTTGGCAGGTTCGTCGCTTCGGTCACTTCATCCTCGTCAAGGTCTCTGCGCAGGTGTTCCGTTCCAAGTTCGAGGATGTCGCACACGTCCTTGGCGACGAACCAAGGCTCCCCCGCCTTATCGGTCAAGGTGCGCAAGGATGCGCCCCTGAAATCGAACTTCTGGATTTCATTGTTCATTGGATTCTCCTTAGAATCGTTCTCATGTTTTCTTCCGTGATGATTGGTGAAATATGAGTTGGGTTACCGGCATTGATTGGTCCTCGGTGGTACCGGCGAGCGTCGTAACGTCCACGGCGGTCACGCTGCTCTTGCGCTATTTCGACAGGAACCGGCCGAATCTTGTGCTTACACGGCGTGAAGTTGTGCTGCCGAAGCACCTGTCAGGTAATCGCGATCTGTATGGCGAGCCACTGACCTTGGAGAACATCGGCACAGCGCCAGCCATTGACGTCCGGTTCGTCGGCTCCGGCTGCGTTGTCGCAGTGGAACTCAAGCCCTCGCATGGCAATGACTTACGTCACTGGGAAAGTTCCGTGCCATCCATCGCCCCGGGCGAGTCCGTCGTATTGCAGATGCACCACTCCGATGCGGATTCGATCATCGTGGTCACGCATGACCGTTTCCCCTCGATTCCTTGGCTCCGCTGGTGGAAGAAGCGTCTCCGATGTCATGTGGGACGTGTCCCCGGTGAGAATCTGTGGCCGGCCAGTGGGTATAAGGCGATTCGGATTCCCCTTTGGCGGCAGCTGATTGGCCGGCTGGAACGGTACGAGCTTCGGAATCGCACTGACGAGATCGAGGAGCCACCGGAACCGTTGCATCCGACGCCGATGACCGGGCGATGATCCCGTTCAGAAACTCGACATCGGCTTTTAGACGCTTTCGTTTTTCGATGTTCCGCTCCCAGAGTTCGATGGCGGCAACCGGATCCGAAACAGGATTCGAGCTTGCTCTGCATTCGCAGTCAAGCTTGAGGCCCAAGTCGTTCGCCTTGACGTGTGGCATGCGGCCGCACGTCGGGCACGGGTGAATCGGTGACGAGAGAATCGACGTGATTCTGGCCGCCCAGGCGTCCCACCGTTTCAGCATGAACTCCTGCGATACGCCTTCCTCTGCAGGACCATGCCCATTCGAGCAGGATACGGCGAAGTAATCCATCCTGTTGTTACCCGAATAAGCTGTTTTCGACACACGGATTTCCGGAATGCCGCCGCATAGCGGACAATCCAATGGCCTTTTCGAATCTTCGACCGGAATATTGATGTTCATTTCGGGTTCTCCTTTCGATTCATACGTCGGCGAGCGCCGACAGCTCACGGATTGCTTTTGAGAGGATTTCGCATGGATCCGCCCCACTCTCGTAGACGGCTGCGAGCCACATTCTCAATGGCATGTCCTTTTTCTTGTCCAAAAGTTTGGAGATTGTCAGACGATTGAATCCGCTTCGATCTGCAATGCTGGTCATTGTCGTCTTCGTGAGCAGGACGTTCGTTCTGGTCTTGTTGACAACGTCAGCCGCGAGCGCTTCGCAGTCAATCTCTTCTTTTGTCTCCATCGAGATTGCCTCCTTGATTTCACGTGCCATCGCTTGGTGATTTAAATGATGTCACGTGCCATCAGTTTTTGCAAACTCGGCGTGTCACGTGCCATCAAAGTTAGCAGGTGCTATCTTTTGAACATGGATAAGATACGCAGGACAAGCATCGATGAAGCTACTTCCTCAGCCATCGATGAGCTCCTCACCGACAGAGGATTCAGCAATCGAGAATTCGACCGTGCAACAGATGGCGCAATTACATACAGTCGAATCAGAGATATTCGTTCTGGCCTTCGAGGACCAATTAGACTTTCCGAATTTTTGATCATCTGCCAGACCTGCGAGGTGGACCCAGTCGCCACACTGCGCGAGATCATCGAAGCCGCCCGTGTCTACGAATCCCGCGAGCGCCTTCCCTCCCCTTCCCCTTCTTCCGTTCCGGCCTGCCCGAGACCGGACGCCGACGACGATGTGGCGGCGGCGATCCGCGACCACGAACGATACGGCCTCGCCGCCAACACCGACGGAAACCGCGACGTCGAGGCCGAGACCCCCGACTGGTGACGGACGCTTTTAGACGCGTTTAGATTCGTTTAGACGTGTCGGAATCCTTCAGAAAGCGGGTCGCCCGGCAGGTGATGCGACAGGCTCGTTTTTGGTTAACGCAATTATTCCGTTAACCAAAATATCGAGAATGTTAGCGTTTCAAATATGTCAATCATGTAAGGTTGAGCCATGCTTAGAGAATCATTCACCGAAAAGAAGACCGGAACACTACAGAAGCTCACCGGCGAATACCAAAGCCGCTACGGGCTCATCCACTACGAGACCTACTCGTTCACGCCCGACCCGCTCGGCGACGAATACCCGGAACTCTCCCAAAAGGCCGTCGGAGCCATCACACGCGCGAGCATGGCATTGGCGCGCCTCAGCGAACTCGGCGACGGAATACCAAACCCCGACCTCCTGAGACGCCCCACCATGCGCCGCGAAGCCCAAAGCACCAGCGCCCTCGAAGGCACGTACGAACGCATCGAGACCGTCCTCGCCCAGGACTACGAGCCCGGAGGCGACAAGACCGGCTGGAACGAATCGCTCGTCGAAGTGTTCAACTACCTCGACGCCGCCGACCACGGCATCAGAAGCGTGCGCGAGGGACGCCCCATCGGAATCGGCCTCGCACGCGAACTCCAACGCCTCCTCGTAGCCGACACCAAATCCGACGGCCCGCAGGCCGGCGAGATCCGCAACAGCCAGGTGTTCATCGGATCGCCCACCCGCAGGATCGAGGACGCACGCTTCGTGCCCATGCCTCCCGGACAGGACCTCGACATCGCGGTGCGGGCGCTGATGGACTGGTGGAACAGCCGCAACGAGCCCGGGCTCGCGGTGCTCGACATGGCCATGTTCCACTACCAGTTCGAGACCATGCACCCATTCACGGACGGCAACGGACGCATCGGCAGGCTCCTCATACTCCTGCAGATGATGTCCCGCGGACTGCTGTCGCAACCGCTGCTGTCCGTGTCGCCATGGTTCGAGCAGCGCCGCCCCGACTACCAGGACAGGCTCCTGGAGGTGTCCACGCGCGGCGACTGGGAGGGATGGCTGCTGTTCTTCTGCCAGGGCATCGAGGAATCATGCGAGGACGCGCTGCTGAGGGTCAAGCGTCTCAACAACCTGCGCGACAGGTACAGGAGGCTCGTGGCCGACCACAGATACGGGGCCACCACGATGAACGCGGCCATGACGTTCATCGGCCAGCCGTATACGACCGCCCCAATCCTAAGCCGTGCCGTCGGGAAGAGCTATACCGCGACGCGCGGAGCCCTCGCCAACCTCGAATCGCTCGGCATCGTCAAGGCCGTCAAGGGCGGAAACTCCATCGGATACATGGCGGAGGACGTGATGCTCGCCGTCAGCGCCAGCGCCGGCCACGCGGTCGCCCCGGACGCGCCCCTGCTGTCCGAGGCGGGCGGCGACTGAGCCGTCAAAGAATCCTTGACGGCTCGAAACTGTTCAGAATCTGAAAAAAAGACGTTTCCCGACGCCCGTCGAAACATATTGCGAAACAAGGGTTTACGTAAAAACGTTTAGATTCTGAAGCTTTTTCGCCTTTAGAATCTAAGGCGCACGGAAGGGAACGGTGCCGAAAACGGAAAGGACGCTCGACCGCAGGAAATCGAACCTGCTGCTGCTCGCCGACGTGTTGGGCGTGCGCGTGGAGTCGGCGGCGCTGCCGGACGACCTGTGCGGACTGTACGACGACAAGAGACGCCTCGTCATCCTTGACGAACGGCTCAACTGGCGGCAGGAGGCGTGCACGCTCAGGCACGAGCTGTTCCACGCGCAGCATCATGATCCCGGATGCGGCACCGGGTACGGGATCGCCTGCGAGCGCCGTTGCCGTAGGGAGACGGCGTTGGCGTTGATATCGCCGGTGGATTATGGCATGGCCGAGACGGTGTACGAGGGCAATACGTGGATGATGGCAGTGGAATTGGGAGTCACCATCCAGGTGTTGAACGACTACCGGCAGCTATTGTACGATTCCGGCGTGTGCGTGCAGTAGAGAAAGACCCCCGGCGCCCGCATGTCCGCGAGCGCCGGTGGCTAGATTCTAAACGTCTAGCAAGTCTACTTGTATTAAGCTTTATCCCTATAGTTTCAACGTCTTTTCGTTATTGTTTTCAGATTCTAAACGTTTTTATAGTTTAGATTCTAAACAATGTGTTATAGTCATAAGTATGAACGATTCCGACTATAATCCTCGTAAACGGCACGTGGTCTTCCAGAAGCTGAACATCACCCCATCCTCAATGCCGATCATCTCGCTCATCGCGTCCATCAAGAACGTCAGGGCAAACGGTCTCGACCTGTCACCCGACTACCAGCGAGGATACATCTGGTCGAACGAATACAAGGATCAGCTCATCCTCAGCATCATACTGAACTACCCAATCGGCAACATCGTCATCAACAACCTCGACCAGCCGAACCAACGCAACGCCAGACAGGAATTAGTTGACGGCAAGCAGCGCCTCACCACCATCTTCCGCTTCATGGAGGTAGGCAACGTCGGGCAATGGCTCGACAGCTACGATGACTGGTTCCGGCTCAGCAAGAAGACCTCGGACCAGGCCAAGGAAATCATCGACCGCATCGTCGGAGACTCCGACCCCGACGGGCTCGCCCGCATGCACAGGGCGAAGCGTCTGGCGTTCTCCGACCTGCCGAGCAGCATCCAGATGAACTTCAACACGTACAACATCCCCGTGTACACGATGCAGGCCGCAGACCCCGCGCAGATCCGCAACTATTTCAAGGTCCTGCAGAATCAGGAGAAGCTACGAGCCGGGGAGATCATCAACGCGCTTCCGGACAATCCGATGAGCACATACTTCGACCGGATTCCAGCCGAGGCGTTCCTTGCGAGGACGGGATGTTCGAGCTTTAAACGCGCAGAACTGGAGAAGGTCTACTATTCCGTCCTTGGCGCATGGTTCGACAAGATCCAGCTCAATGCCAGTGACAAAACTGTAATCTCCTTCGTGGAGAACATGCCGGACCTCACCGAAACCCAGATTGCGCATATCAACAATCTGAACTCCGGAATCATCGCGATCTCTCAACTACCTGGCGCAGTGCAGAAGATCAGATCGTCCAAACGCATGCTCAAACTCGTCTTTGGATTGGCGCTGCATGCTCCCGGATACTTCTCCACAACAGATGCATTCTCCAGATTGCAGGCCGTCTGCGAATTGTCGTCAAAGCTTGCCGCGTTCAACACCAGCGACTCCGACCAAGTGGCTTTCTCGAAATATTTCGGAGACGAATACACCCTAGACAAAGAGAACTTCGAGACGCGGAAGGCATGCGTGTACCGAGCCTTGTTCTGGAGCACATCTCGCGTATCCTCCCGCACCGCATACGCCGACGCAATCGAGATTCTACGACGCATGTTCACCGAATCGTTCGACTCCGCTTTCGAATACTACACCGCGCACAACATAGCCAAATAAAGGGTACGTAAAATAAGTGGTTGGAAAGACAACCAACCGAAAGGTCCGCCATGGCTGCCGAGAAGAAGGCCTTCGACTACGTCAACGACATCTGGTCCATAGCCGACTACGTCCGCGACGTCATCCGCCCCGCCGATTACAACAAACTCATCCTTCCCTTTGCGGTGCTGCACCTTGTCGCGGGTGCGCTCGAGCGCACCCGCGACAAGGTGCAGCACCGCAAAGGGAAGGATGAGTTTGTTGTAATCGGCGGGGCGGATGACGTCGCG